ATGAGAGATGCGGTACAAATTATCGGGGGGGAATATCGCTCCCGGAAGATTGAAGTGATCAATGCCGATGGCTTACGCCCCACCGCTTCTCGCGTTCGGGAGACGCTCTTTAACTGGTTACAGACAACCATTCCCGGTGCGTTAGTGATCGATGCTTTTGCCGGCACAGGCGCTTTAGGCATTGAAGCGCTCTCGCGCGGAGCTAAACGAGCGATCTTTATCGAAAAGGATGCCAAGGTCTTTCGCACCTTAGAGAAGAATCTCCGCACGCTTAAAGTGCCGGAGGAGCGTTATCGCTTAATCAAAGGGAGTGCTTTAGAGGTTTTAACAGCAGGATCGAGCAGACATCAAGAACTCCTAGAATTAGCCACACAATATCCTCGGCAACATCTCTTCCTCGACCCGCCCTTCTTCCACGCGCTTTACGAACCGCTTCTTGAAGCTTTAACAGGGAATCCACTTCTTTCTACACTCAACTCCCTCTCCATTGAGATGCCGGTCAAAGCCAGCTTCAACCTAGAAACCACCCTCGCCCCACTCCAACTAAGTCGCGAGATGAAGACAAAAGAGAGTAAGGTGTTTCTGTTTAGAGCAAATTAAAACGGCTTATCAATAGCGGCGACATTTAAGTTAAATAGATCTCGCCAAGAAAACAGGTGGCTAAGAAAATAATCGGCATAATTCTCAACCCGCCGATCAACAGACTCTCTTATTTATTGAAACAATATGGGTTGATGAGTTGCCGGATCTTACTACTGCGTTCTTCCAGAAACTACGCGCCGGCAATAAGGCATTATCGATGCCAAACCGCGGGCATGCACTGGTGAAAAGAATGAAATGGTAAGATCCCGCCGATCCAAAAATCTTCTTAGAGTCATTCGACATTTATATGATGAAATATGGTGATAGGATCGACATATCTCTCGGATATTGTGGGGTACTGATCATTGTGGCACATGGAGAGGCTTAAGAAAAACCTCGATGAGCTTTGATGTTATCGGCTTCACCGAGGTTTGCTGCAAAAAACGGCCTTTGGCACAAAATGCTAATTCATGTTAGTTTTTTGCGAAATGATTGGCATATTATTACAAGTGTTTAATAGGTGTTTAAACGTTTATTAAACAGCTGTTTGAAAGATTAGGTACTTTCAACTTTAAACAGTGAACTATTAAAAAATGATAGGTTTTAATAGTTCAGGCAAAAATACTTCAAAGCAGTTGCAATGACTGGTTTTTGGAGATTTTTAGGCGATTACTAGGATGTAAGTAACTCTAAAGTACTTTTTACATACTACTTTAAAGTTACGGCACATTACGACCATGCCAAACGACTCTACCAATTGCGCCAAAATCGTTTGGTTGATTGCTTAGATCTATCTCAAAGGGTCTATAGACATTATTGGTACTTGAGACCTCAATTTTGTTACCTGGTAGCTTTTGGATACGTTTAACGATGAGATCCCCATCGATTCGGATGACGTAAATCCCATTGTTAAGGTGCTTATCTGCTGTATTAATGAGAATGACATCCCCATCACTAATCTCACCTTCCATAGAATCACCCTTTACGCCTATAGCGATCAAATCCTTAGCGCCTACACCAAGAACGTTATCCACCCAATACTTTCTAAATGCCATTGAGTGCATATACATCTCTTGACTTACATCGCAGCCATGGCCGGCGCTTGCACTGATGTTATAACGTGGAATAAATACAAACTCATTTAAATCAATAGGTTCCCCTAGTGTATTAGTAGCCACTAGATTAGATGTATTGACGCTCTCTGAAGATAAGTATTTTTGTCCAATACCTCTACTTAGCCAATCGCTACTTATATTAAATGCATCGCATATTTTAATTAATAGAGGCATTCCTGGTGTTCCACCTTCCATCAATCGATGAATTCCGGATGGAGATACTCCTACCTTATTAGCAAAAGCATTTGGGTTCCCGACTTCTTCTACTAAAGAAACTAATCGTTTGTGAAAAGAACTTTCGCATTCAAGTTCATTTTTTAAACTTGAATGATTAGCTGTTTCATTCAACTTCTCATTTGACATCACTTATCTCCTTGATATATGCGCTAGAACATACTAAATGCTCTTTTGTATACGATTAAGAACTTGAATGATGATATCGGCATGATCATTCAAGTTGACTATCTTCTTATTTGGCTATATCATCTACTCATTCGTTAACATCTTTCACTAAATAAAGAGGGTTAGTAAATGAACGTATTAAGCAAAGAAAAAAACAGCCAACGTGATTGGCATCGCGCTGACATCATTGCAGCTCTTCATAAAAATGGTTGGTCGATCAGGCAATTAGCCTTTAAACATGGTTATGCCGGATCTTCCTCTTTAAGCCAAGCATTATATAGACCATTTCCAAAAGGAGAAAGAATTATCGCAAATGCGATTGGAATTCCACCTGAACAAATATGGCCTACTCGCTTTCAGGAAAGAAAACTAAAAGAATCTCGTATGTTTGGGTAATCTTATGAAACTTTTTTATAGTGCGAAAGAATTGTCAGAAATGAACTTACATGGTTTACCCAGTACTGTTCAAAATATTACTGCAACAGCTAATCGCAACAACTGGAATAAGCAAGAGAGACAAGGTCGAGGCGGTGGCTACGAATATGAAGTTGCTTCTATGCCTCCCGAAATTCAACAACAGATCCGCGAATACGAAATTGCGAACCTGGTTATTGAACCGCGTCATGCAAAAGTTAAATCTCTAACGATTCCGGAATCTAAAGAATTAGATCAGCTTACAACTGAGCAGAGAGAGATTGCCGATGCGCGTCTCTATCTTGTTGCAGCTGTTGCGGAGCTTGAAAAAACAACGACTCGTTTAAACGCTGTTAAAACGATTGTTAAACAAGCGAAATCGGGAGAGTTAGAACCTTCATTACAAGAAGCTGCTTACTTAGCGAATGCTCGTCGCCAAAAAGGCCGTGTAATCTCCGAGCGCTCTTTGATGCGCTATGTATTAACGGCAGTTAAATGCGAAACACCGGCGGAAAGAGTGCAAGCGCTTGCACCAGGTCAACCAAAAGCGAAACCTTTGAAGTCTATTCCTTGGTTACCGCTCTTCTTGAAGATCTATCAAGTACCAAGTGGCATTAGTGTTGAAGAGGCTTATGTTGAATTTGTCAATGTCTGCATTGAGCAGAAAAAAGAGTATCCAACAATCCACCAAGTGCGCTATGCATTGCGTCGTATGAGTGAAATTGACCGCGAAAAAGGTCGCGTAACTGGATCGGATCGTAAAGCGGTATTGCCATATGTGAAGCGCAATTGGGAAGTACTTGGATTAAATGGCGCTTGGGTGGGAGATGGTACTTCGATGAAACTCAAAGTGCAGCATCCTGATCATGGTCGTCCATTTATCCCTGAACTTACGATGATCATCGATGCAGCGAATCGTTACATTGTAGGTTGGTCGGTATCCCTTGCAGAGAACACATTAGCAGTTGCAGATGCCTTCCGTCACGGTGTTGAGAAGCACGGCCTTCCGCTTATCTACTACTCAGATAATGGTGGAGGTCAGACAGCTACGCATCTAGATCACGATGTTACCGGTATCTTTGCCCGTCTTGGTGTTGAACATAAAACAGGGATTCCTGGTAATCCACAAGGTCGAGGAATCATTGAGCGCTTAAATAGAACCGTAGCACAACGCATTGCCAGACAGTTTCCAACCTATTTCGGCGGTAATGCAGATCGCGAATCAACACGTAAGATGCTTGTAGCTGTTGAGAGTGCCTCAAATGCGGTAGCGAAAGGAAAAGAGCTTACGGTACAGCAATCTTCAGCGGTTAACAAAATACCGAGTTGGGCGGAGTTTATCGCAATGTGTGAGGCAGGTATCGACTGGTACAACAATGAACATATTCATAGAGAGCTTGGAACAACGCCGGCAGAAGCTCGTAAGAAACAGCTTGAAACAGCTGAAGTTGATTATCTAACGGATGCGGAGATCCGTGATCTCTTTAGACCAAGCGAAATCCGTACCGTTCAGCGTGGCTGGGTATCGCTCTACAACAACCAATACTTTTCGATGGATCTCGCACCGTATAACGGCTTAGAGGTTCAGGTGAGCTTCGATATTCACGATGCTTCGAGCGTCATTATCCGAGATCTGGATGGCCGCTTTATATGTGAGGCCGAGTTTGATGGCAATAAACGTGATGCCTTCCCGAAAGCCTACATTGAAGAAGTTAGAGAAAAACGCCGTAAAAATCGTCTACGTACGGCACAGCGCAAGATTGAAGAGATTGAAGCGGAAGCACGTGGAACGATCGATCACCAACCCGATTTTGGCAACTTCATCGAGATGCCCAAAGAAGAGAAAGAACCTGTCTTCTTGTTTGAATCAGAACGTGAAGAGTTTGAATTAAAAAAAAAGAAAGCCTAGGAGTTAAACATGATTAATGAATTAAAAGCCTATATGCAAGAGCATAAACTCAGCCAACGCCAAGTATCGGCACAACTCGATGTTTCAACAAGTGTCATCAATCAGTACCTCAAAGGTAACTATCCTGGAGATATCAAAAACCTTGAGAACTCTATCAGAGGACTCTTACAGCGTGTTGAAGAGAAAGTATTAGATCGTTATACCTTTCCTTACGTGCCAACGCCCAAATCACGCCGAGCTTTGGATGTGATCCGTTATGCGCATCTTGAGAATGATATTTCACTCATTACGGGTGCAGCAGGACTCGGTAAGACTCAAACACTCAAAGAGTATGTCCGCCAAGAGAAGAACGTGATCTTTATCGAGACTGAGCCAACTTATACCGCGAAGGTCCTACTTCGTGAGATCTGTATTAGATTGAATTTATCAGAGAAAGGATCTCTACACGATATGAGCCAAGCGATTATTGAGCGCCTTAAAGGTACCGGTCGCTTAATCATTATTGATGAAGCGGAATATCTCCCATACCGCGCACTTGAGACATTACGCCGTATCCACGATAAGGCTGGCGTGGGATTAGTGCTTGCAGGTCTTCCGCGTTTACTTATGAATATGCGCGGGCGCAATAGTGAGCATGCACAGCTCTACTCAAGAGTTGGATTTCACTACTCAATGGGGGATCGCTTAGAGAAAGAAGATATCTATGCACTGGCGGAAGCAACGCTTAACACTGATGAGTTTAATGGGCTTCTCTTCGAGAAATGTGGTGCTAATGCCCGTAGGCTCAATAAATTACTGCGCGGTGCTATTCGAACTGCTGAAATCAATGATCGTCCGATTGATCAAAACATCATTAACCAATTTTCTGAAATGCTTGTGCATTAATAAGGAGCGAATTATGTCTAAATCAACTCAACACTTTTTGAATGAAACAAAAAACCTCTTTTCAACATTGAATAGACTTCAATCTGCCGGAATCTCTGTGATTGATGTTTCCTTAACGGGTCATGAAATCAAGATTGAACGTCCAACCTCACAGCAGATGATGCAGCTACGTTACGGCGTAGCTCATCGTGATGATCTACGGAATGAGCTCTTTATTTCGATGAGTGGTTTCAAAATCACTTGGAAGCAATCTGCACCTATTAGAGAAATTAAGCCAAAGCGTAAAGTTTGGGGGTGGGTATGAGTATGCAGATCGAAAAAGAGTTAGTGAGATATCAAGACGATAACTTCACGAAAGAACTCAATATTATTTGTGATGTAATTCCTCAAGTTCGGAGGATCGCGAACCAAGTCCATAAAATCATTAAAGTACAGTTGGGCTATCACTTATATAGCAAAGAGGATGTGAAGTTAGCTTCAGTGAGTATGAATAAAATCTCTTCTCATCTCGGATCATGGAGGTATTAGATGTTTGCAGTATTCAAAAGAAATAGCGATCGCAATCAACCTATCAGCCCAATCTATGCGAATTTTAGTACCGCTTTGGAGTATAAACATTATCTTAGCCCTAAAACGCAAGATCATCATGTTGTTAAGCAGATGTGCGGTAATGCCGGCTGGTGTGACTGTGAGAAGGCTTGTGTGATCTGCGGTACTGTTTCGCATAAGCTTCTCTGCTCAATGCCTTGCTATGAAATTTACAAGGAGGAAGGACGATGAATAAAGCAGATCGTAATAAGCGAATAGCTCGAATCAAGATTATGCAAAGTAAGATCTTAGGGCTCTCTGATCGTGATAACTATGAAGCATTTCTCTACCGCTTAACCCAGAAGCGTTCCACAACAGAGATGACCAAAGATGAGCAACTATTAGTGATCAAAGAGATGGATAAGCTCATGTTCCAAGAGAATGACCGCGCTAGAAAAGCTCTTAAGCCCATGTTCCGTAAGCTTTACGCCATTCTAAAAGAGCAAAACCTCACTTGGAATTATATTAATGGGATGGCAAAGCAAATGTTTGGTGTTGATCGTGCAAATTGGCTCTCACATGATCAGCTTCATCGATTAGTGGCAGCACTTCAAACGCACGCAAACCGGAACAACAGGAAGGAGATCTAAGATGGAACGATTAAAGTTACTACCGCGAACGACCCAGATGATCATTGATACGATCGGTATCAAACTAACACTAGAATTAGTCAGAGAGTTCGGCGGTTCAAGCTTTGCAGTACCAAGCGAACACTTAAGTGGTTCAGTCTATAACGCTTTAAAGCATATTCTCGGCAATCAGACAAGACCTCTTATGGAGGTCTTCCGAGGCCAAGATCTCATTATCCCTAGTGATCTTGATGAGATTGAATCTGCCTACTTAGAGCGCTTAACCCAGAGTGAGCAGTTCTATGATGAGATCAGCAAGTATAGCGAGATCTTGCCGGAATCTGGAAAAGAGTTAGTGGAAGTGATTGGGATGCGAAACGCGATTGAAGTTATTAAGAAGTACGGTGGCAATACGATGCTCATCACGAACGCCAAAGATAGTTACGCATATCAGGACCTGCTCTCTATATTAGATAAATCTACGGTTGAGAAAATCGTACAGCACTACCAAGGCACTAGGCTCTATATTCCCCGCTGTTTTGAAGCGATTGTTAAGATCCGTAATGTGGAGTTTTGGAAAGCCGTAGAGAAGTTAATCATTGATCTCGGGATCAGCCAAGAGCGTGCGATCTTTTTATTAGGTCCTCGATTTGGAATCACATACCGTCAAGCCTTCAATATCAAGAAAGAGATGAATGCAGAACGGGAATCTAACAGACAACAAGCATTGATATAAAAGATGAAAGCCTGAAACCTAACACCCTCAATCCTTTGTAGCTGAAAGCTACCATGAACCTCATCAATAACAGATGAGGTTTTTTTATGTCTAAAGCAAAGTATCCAGCGCAATTCCTTGCGTACACCAATATCATCATTGACCACTTAGAAGGTGGCTTTGTTAATCATCCATCAGATCCCGGCGGTGCAACCAATTATGGCATTACAGAACGTGTAGCCCGAGCGAATGGTTATACCGGTCATATGCGTGATCTCCCTCGTGAAAAGGCCATTGAGATCTATTTTAAAGATTACTGGGATGGCAAGCTGATGAATCATATTAAGAATCATGTGGCATTCCATCTCTATGATTGCTCCATTAATAGCGGATATTCCCGTGCGATTAAGCTTCTACAGCGTGCTGTAGGCGTTACCGAAGATGGTGTGATTGGCGCGAATACCATCAATGCGATTAGCAGATATAGCGAAAGTGAATTGATCCTCCGTTTCAACATTGTCCGTATGCACTTCTACGGCACTTTAAAGCACTTCAACACATTTGGCCGTGGCTGGATGAACCGCTTATTGCTCTTATCAAATATCAACTGGAAATTGGAGACCGATAAATATGAATAAGATTATTAATACCATCGCGCTGATCTTTGTGATTACCGTAATTGCTGCTTGTCATCCTAAACCCATTTATGAAGAGCCAGGCAATGATGTCTTCTCTTGTGATACGTGGGAGCCTGAAATTGCGCACCCTGATGATACGCGACAAGAGCTATACGATAAATTATCAAGAAATACGGCAATGCAACGTTTATGCGAATAGTAGGAGGAAGTTATGAAAAATCTATTACGCGAGATTATGAGCAACGATGATGGACGTTATAGCACGACCAACTTTATCCAGGTGTTATCGATCATCGTACTAGCTGTAGGTTTTATCTATGCCGTGATTACACAGAATGCCATTGCTTCAGAGATCGCGCTTTTTCTTGCGGGTATTGCAGTAGCAACGCCGGCATCGAAGGGCTGGATTACACATAGACGTGGTGAGAATAATGAACACGATTAGTTTTATCTCAATGATCACGGTTATCGCTGGTTTAACGGTTGCAATCTTCTATCAAGTGAAGTTTAACCGGCGTTTAAACAGTGAATTAAAAGCGGTTAAACGCGAAAGAGATGATCTTATTTTAGGGTTTAAAAGGATGCAACAAAATGCCAAAAAGTACCGCGTTATTAAAGAAGATGCTTTTCATAGTGATGTTGATGAGCTTCTTAAGCGCATGCGCGCAAAGGGTGAGGTATATCCCGAGTGATGTGGGTTTATGTTTAGATCCCCCAAAGATGAAGGTTCGGGAAACGACCGAACCTCTCCTTATTCAAAATGCTTTTATCGTTAATCGCTGGATTGATCTTGTATGTGAGGATACAGATGGATAAGAAAAAATGCCAAGCATGTGGAAAAGATCTCTTCATCAACTTCTACACCGAAGAATCAGGAGATCTCTGTATATTCTGCTTTGTGAAGTCAAAGCATCCAGATAATAAAGATAACAATAAGGAGGCACCTAATGACCTTTGAATTAGCGTTTAATATTGCGCTTGGTCTTATCTCTACGCTTTTCGGTTTTCTCATCAAAACGCATTCGGAAAGATTAAAAGAGGAGCGTGCAGAACTAACAAAGCTACGGGAAGACACTCAGCGTGAGTTGACTCGTATTAAAGTCGATTATATTCAAAAAGCAGATTCATTAAGAAACTATGACCTGCTCTCAACTCAACTCACTAACATCACCAATAAGATCGATAAACTTGCAGAAAAACTCGATCAGAAAGCAGATAAATAGGAGAACATAATGGTGCGCCACTCAAATGAAACCCCAGACAAAGAAATCATAATTCTTCTAACCGATATGAACCGTAAGTTAGATGCGCTTCATGAGAAGACAGACAAGATCGAACAGAAAGCGATCACTAAAGGAGCGATTGCTGGCGGTGTCTCAGGTGGAATTGTTGCAGCCGGCATTGCAATTATTAAGTCTAAGTTTGGGCTCTAATATGTCACGGAAAAAGAATAGCAGACAGAACTACTCTCCCGGCATTAAAAATGATGTTCGTAAATATTATGTCTTTGAACAGATGCCGTTAACACAAGTTGCCGCAATGAAAGGCATGCCACCAGTTGCGACTTTATATCGCTGGAAGCGTGAAGCCCTGGAGAAAGGCGATGACTGGGATAAGGTACGAAATGCCCATTTAGTGGCCGGCAAAGGTGCAGATAATGTGGCAAGTATCGGTCTTACATCTCTGATGATTCTTTTAAAGTCTACGATTGATCGCGTCAATGCTACCGATGAAGAAGGTAATCCGCTTTTAGATCCATTGGAGGCTACTAAAGCAATTGCCAGCCTCACTGACTCTCTACATAAAGTAACTTCGGCATCACGCAAGATGTTGCCCGAAGTATCAGAATTAGTGGTTGCGATGAATGTCATCCAAGACTTTGGGCAGTTCTTACAAGATAAGCACAAAGATCTATTGCCTGCATTTGTGGATGTATTGACAGATTTCGGATATGAGATCCAGCAGAAGTATGGGAATAAATAAAAATGAAAGATAAAGACTTTATAAGAAGTATAGAGGAGCTAGCAAATTCCCTTCGTGAGCAGATAGAAGCTGAAGTTGATGGATTTGATATTGATGAAGTAGCTAAAACTGAACGTATCAAAAAAGTATTTAATAAAGAAACGGGATATCGTTTTTTTTTAGAAACTTATTTCCCTCATGTAATTCGTGATGATTCCCGTGCAGAACTTCATCTTTGGTTATTTGATGAAATCCCTAAAATTGTCTTAAGTGAAGAATCTACAAACTTAGGAGTAGCTGCTCCTCGTGGTGAAGCAAAAACAACATACATTACGCATATTTTCAATCTTTGGACAGTAGTAACAGGTTATAAACACTTTAATGTGATAATCTCCGACACATTTGAACAAGCATCAATGTTCTTAGAACTGACAAAAGCAGATTTGCTCTTTAACCCAAGATTAAGAAGTGATTTTCCAGAAGTCACTGGAAAAGGAAGCACTTGGCGTATTGGACAGATCATTACTCGTAATAACGTTAAAATTCAATCGCTCGGAATGGGAGAAAATATCCGAGGATTGCGTCACGGTAGTTATCGTCCAGAGTTAGTTTTTATTGACGACTTAGAGAATGATGATAACGTTAGAAAGAAAGAACAACGAGATAAAGGTGAAGCTTATATCGATAGCGCTGTTAAAGGGCTTGCAGAAGTTGGTGCAAAATTTGATATGATTTTTGCTGGTACAATTTTGCATTATGATTCTGTACTAATGAGAAAGCTACGTAATGCCTTCTGGGTATCGAAGATTTTCAAATCAATTATTCAATTTCCTGATAATTTAAAGTTATGGGAAGAATGGGAGGCTATGCAACCCCACGGAATTATTGATAATGACCTTAAAAGAGAAAATGCAGAAAAAGCCAGACAATTCTATCTTGATAATAAAAAAGAGATGGATAAAGGTGCAATTTTAAGCTGGAGTAGACGAAGTCTATATTCAATGATGCAATATAGAGCGGAATCACCAGAACAGTTTAATAGAGAACAACTTAATGAAGCAACAAATAAAGATGCAACTTTTAATGAGTCAATTCAATATTGGAGTGAATTACCGCCAAAAGAAAGATTAGTCTATTTTGGAGCAGTAGACCCAGCGATGGGAATAAGATCTACAAATTGCCCGAGCGTAATATTAATCGGAGCAAAAGATAGAAAAGAAGGGAAAGTTTATATTATTTCTGCTGATATTCAACGTCGTGTTCCTGATAAGCTTTTAAATGATATTATCGAACATCAGCGCATTTATAAAACAATTGGTTTTGGTTTTGAGTCTGTATTGTTTCAAGAATACTTAAGAACACAATTAGTAAAAATCTCTGCAAAGAAAGGAGTACCTGTTCCTGCTATTCCTGTTACCCAGAAAGATGACAAAATACTTAGAATCCAGTCAATACAGCCTCATATGATGAATGGATTGATTCTTATACATCAATCACAAAAAACTTTAATAAATCAGCTGTTACATTTTCCTGATGGTGATATAGATGGACCTGATACGATAGAAATGCTTTGGCGTATTGCAACAAAATTTTCTCAGGAATGGGAATATGAACCTGTAGATAATAATTATAAAATTGATCCTGATGATGATAATGCTTGGTTTGGTCGTTAAGTCAAAATTATTACTAATAACATTGATTTTATAATTTTTATCCCCATATTAAAAACGCTATTCAATTATTTTATATGGAGGAATTATTAGTATGAATGATATTGATTTTTATATAACAAATGTTTCATATGTTGATAATGTTATTGATAGTGTAAAAATACGATTAAGACTGGAACCATTTACGGGGGAAAGTAAAATTGGCACTCCTAGAACTGTTTCAAGGGACTTTATTTATGATCTGTTGAGAACGGGAAAATTAAATATTTATACAGGAATTAAAACTCAGTCGGGTTACAGAGCTGGTGAGAAAGTAGTTTTATATGATGAGTTTATTACTACAGTAAGTAATAAATCTAAAAAAGATAATTTAGAAAATCTTCCTAAATTTTAATCGAGGAGCTTAATTAATGACTAAAAGACTTACTAGACGCTATGAAATGGTTGATACAAAGGCCTTAGAAGATGCTTTAACCGTTATTGTTAGCAATATTGAAAATTCTTTGTTAGCACATGGTGCTGAGCCGGGAAAAGATTATACTTATATGGATTTATATAAGCTAGCTATGGAATACTTAATTGCTATAAAACAAGATCCTGAATGTAAGATGGCGACAGAATATACTTTAGGATAACCCCTGAACCCCATCACCCTCACACGGTGAACTGAAGAGCCTACATTACCGCTAATGTAGGCTTTTTTTGTGGGGAGAATAATGAACATCTTTAAACGAGGTTTAAACGCACTTTCAAGTGCCGTTAAAGCAGCTTTAAAACCGAATAAAACACAGGTGGATGATCTCGATCGGGATCAGATGCCCACCTATTATGAGAGCAATGCGCGGACGATAACGCCGGTACAGTTAAAGCGCTTGTTGGATGATGCGGATAAGGGCGATATCAGCGCGATGCATGCACTCTTTTTTGAGATGGAAGAGCAAGATGGACATATCTTTGCGGAGATGCAAAAGCGCCGTAATGCGATTCTCACTTTAGAATGGAGCATTAAAAGCGTTAAGAATCCAACGCCGGCAGAAGAGAAACAAGCCGAGTTTATCCGGGATTACTTGGAGAACATCTCCAATATTGATTCTTTACTACTCGATCTCTCAGATGGAATCGGTGCCGGATTCTCTGCGATTGCGATGACCTGGGATTACTCCGATGGGAAACTGCTCCCCTATAAGTTCGATTGGGAACCGCAATCCCATTTTAAATATGATATCCAAACTAATGAGTTTCGCCTCTTAACTCCGGGTAACTTCGAAGGGGAAGATTTATGGCCTGATACGTGGATTATCCACCGTCACAAAGTGAAATCAGGCGCGCAAGCACGTTCCGGCCTCTTTAGAGTATTAGCTTGGATATTTGCGCTGAAGAATTTCTCAGTCTTAGACTTTGCCGAGTTCTTAGAGCTCTACGGGCTTCCGATCCGAATTGGTAAATACCCAGAGGGTACGACTCAAGCGAACCGCCGTATTCTCTTAAATGCTTTGGCATCCATTGGCCATAATGCCGCCGGGATTATGCCGGAGTCGATGAATGTGGAATTAATCAATGCGGCACTTGGATCAGAAGATCCTTATCTTGCCATGATTGAGCTTTGTGAAAAGTGGATTTCAAAAATCATTCTAGGTGGAACACTCACAAGCCAAGCAGATGGCAAGACCTCAACAAATGCTCTAGGGAATGTTCATAATGAAGTGCGCCACGATATCTTGATTAGTGATGCTAAGCAGATTGCACAGACAATCACTATGCAACTTATCGGACCAGTCCTACAGAAGAACTTCCCGGATGTAAACCTAGGTCGTTTGCCGTATTTTGAGTTTGATACACGGGAGAAGAAAGATCTTTCCCTTGTTGTCCAAACATTCGATCAAGCCCGAAATATTGCACCAATAAAAGCCGATGAATTTTACGAGCAAACAGGATTTAGTAAGCCTTCAGAAGATGATGAGGTATTGCAAGCAAGTCATACCGCGCCAGCATCGCCTTTCTTTATGAGTCAGCAACCTCCTAATAATGCTCTTCTTCATACATATTTGCCCGGCAATCAGAAATGCTCTTGCTGTTCGACGCATACTGTGGCTCTCAGTCAGAATCCGCCTCTTGATGATGAGGCAACCAGTGCGATCGAATCACAAGAGGAGCTCGATAGCGCTGTCCGTGGCTTACCGAGTAAATATACTCAGAGCTATGATTCAGTCGTTCGGAAAGCCGTGGCAAAGCTGAAAGAAGCAAAGAGCTATGAAGAAGCAGAATCGATGCTTGAAACAATGATGGAAGAGATGAACCAAGATACCCAATTTAATGAAGCGATGAGCCAGGCTTTGTTGGTGGCGGATATCGCCGGGATCTTAAGTGTTGATAAAGAGAGTGAGATCAGTGATGAGTAAGAGAATTAATTTGGGGTTTGCGCTCAATCTCCCAAACAAGCGCGCGATTGATTACTTTACAAGAAAGAAGGTATTACCTTCAGATGAAATGGTAGCACTCGGCGAAAGTATGCATGCTAAAGCGTTTACATTGAAGAATATTAACAATATTAATCTGCTTCAAGATTTTAAAGATAGCCTGGATGAAGCGATTAAAAGTGGTAAAGGATTTAATGCATGGCGTGATGATATTCTCAATCAAACCAAAAAGCGTGGCTGGATTAATGATGGTGATGTTGTGAATCCAGACACTGGCGAGATTCTAGCCCCGCATCGCATCGGTACGATCTTCAATACCAATATGAATTCAGCCTATCAGACGGCGCGTTATCAAAGACAGCTTGATAATGCGATGGCTATGCCGTACTGGGAATATGTATCGGTCAATGACGATAAGACAAGAGCAAGCCATGCCGCGCTGAACGGTGTCATTAAACGCTATGATGACCCATTCTGGCAGACATTCTATCCCCCAATCGATTATCGTTGTCGCTGTACCGTAATTGCACGTTCTGAGTATTACGCACAAAAGCGCGGGATTGAAACAAATAGTGCTGAAGTGCATGAAGATAAAGAAGGTCGCCAATATTTCGATCGTGCCGGCACAAAAGTCTACCCTGGCAAAGACTTTGGCTATAACGTCCATCGCCACGGTTATCGGCCAAACTTAGATCAGTATGATCCTAAGATTGCTAATCAATTTGCGGTTCAAGAGATGAGTGGCCCGGAGTTCAAAATGCAGTATGAACGATTACAAGGTGAATATATCGCCGAGCGTAAAAGGCTTGGTCTATCAGACAGTGAGAAAATCGATAGAAAGTCACTTAATGAGTTTAGAAACAGTCGGCGTTATCAATTGAACTTTACGGCGGGCGTAATTAATCATGAAGTTGGTTTTGATTCTAAAACCGTTTGGTTATCTGATGATACGTTGCTGAAGCAATTTGATAGTAGATTGAAAGATGATCTATTTGACATCGCGACTTATGCAAAGCTTCCAAGCTTGATTAATAAACCAGATTACATTTTAGAAGATGGGGATTTAAAGCGAGTCTTTGTAAAACAAGATGGTGAGCGTTGGCTTCGAGCCGTTGTAAAAATTACTGCAATAAAAGAACTCTATCTTGATTCTGTTTATTTAGTTAGAGATAAGAATTTTCAAAAAGAGCTTAAAAAAGCAGTAGTCATAAAAAAACCTTAGAAGGTATAGCTCCCACCTATACACGCGGTCATGAATAAAATTCAAGCCTACGGCAGGGAGATTCACCGTGTTTCTTCTAAGGTCTATCTTTATAATAACGAATATCTAACGGGGTGACAATATGATTGATATTCAATTCACTATTGATTCTAAAGAGTTACAAAATCAGTTAGATCAATTAGCAGAGCGTTGTACTCAGCGCCAACCGCTGATGAGACAGATTGCCGGAGTGATGGAAGCAGGTGTACAAGATAATTTTCGTGCCGGCGGTCGGCCTAAATGGGCTCCGGTTCGCCGAGGTGGTTTACCTCTTACATTAACTGGACACCTCGCCGGGAGTATCAGCTCTCTATCAGATAATGATAGTGCCGTAGTGGGAACCAATGTTGTCTATGCTGGTATTCACAATTTTGGTGGACAAACCAAACCGCACGTGATCCGTCCAAAGCATAAAAAGGCCTTAAAGTTTAATGGCCAGGTAGTGAAAAAAGTAAATCATCCAGGATCGAAAATTCCAAAGCGTGAGTTCTTAGTTTTAACGGATGATGAAATTGAAGAAATCTCTCATACAATCTCAAAATATTTAGCAGGCGATTTATAGCCCTTATTTGCCACGTTGATACTTTTAATTAAGATTCACTCGTTAAAAATTTATTAAACGTTTTTAAACGCTATTCTGAACGTTTTAAACACTATTTAAAAGCCAACTTTTCTCCCGTTCACCCTTTTCTCATTAAAAATGACTTTAAGAGCCCTTTTAGATCCCTGAAAGGGCTCACCCTTTTTTGTGTCTTATTACTCTTTAAATTGAAGCTCTATACCGCAGATGAATCAAGATTCTCATTGAGGACTTTTATAGAGGATGTCATGAATGAATAAGTTTCGAGAAAAATGGGCGCTAACAAAAGGCGCCAATAAACAACCTGATCACCCCGATCACAATATGGTGGCGCTCACGCTCACGATCGATAAGAACATTGATAGTGACGGCAATGGTGAGATCCAGATCTTCCCCGATGGGCGCTTTTATGCGAAAGACGGCCGCCGTCCCGAGGGCTGGCAGTTAACTGCTGAGTTTGCCAATAAGCTTATTGAAGCCGCCAATGCTCAGAAAGATGACTATATGGTCGACTATGAGCATCAAACGATCTACGCAGCAAGTAATGGGAAACCCAATCCGGCCGCTGGATGGTTTAAAGGATTGGAGTATCGTGAAGGTGAAGGACTTTTTGCCAAAGTTAAGTGGACTGCTACAGCCGCACAGCAGATCAAAAATGATGAGTATCGCTATATCTCTCCCTTCTTTGAATCTGATGAAGAAGGCAACATTCTTTCGCTCTTTAATGTCGGTTTAACCAATACACCGGCGATTGATGGGATGGCGAAAGTGGTGGCTTTGAGTGAGCTTGTGCCGAGTACCCGAAGCCGTAGTAGTTTCTTAGAGCAGCTCAAGGCACTGATTGACAATGCCGAAGGATTATCTGCTGATCAATTAGTTGGAGCTGTGAAAGAGATGGTCACTCAAGTTGACTGGTTAACGCAAAAGGCACCTGAAGCACCTAAAGCAGATCCTGCTCCGAAAGAGCCTGAGCCAACACCAGATCCTGTAGAAGAGCCGGAAACAAACACAGAAGCATCGGCTGAAGCTCCTGATCCTGAAAAGTATGTGCCTATCGAAGCTTTTAACGAGATCAGGGATCAACTTGCTGAACTGCAAAAAGCACAAAATACCCAAGCACTCAATAGTGTTGTAGAGGAAGCGCTACAGGCTGGCAAGCTTCTACCGTCCCAGAAAAACTGGGCGCTTAATCTCGGTACTAAAAATATCGATTCACTCAAAGAGTATCTTGCAAATGCTCAACCTATTGTTCCTATCGGCAAAACCCAAAGCGGTGGCGCTCCCACTACTGATGCCTTAACCCCTGAGCAACAACGCCTAGAGCAATTAACAGGACTTTCATTCACTAATGCTAAATCATCCCAAGGAGAATAAGCATGGCTAAAAACAATATCCCAGAGATCCTGCGCGGTCTTAACACCCTCTATCGCAAAGAGTTTGCGCGTATCTTAGAGACCACTCCAACGTTGTATCAAAAGTTTGCGATGGTCATTCCTTCCAATACCACTTCCAATACCTACGGCTGGTTAGGTCGCTTCCCGCGAATGCAGGAGTGGCTCGATGAGCGAACGATCGAAAAAATGGCAGCACAAGCAATGGTCTTAGTGAATCGTAAATTTGAAGCAACGGTCGGCGTCCGCGCTGAAGATATCGAAGATGACAATATCGGACTCTATACCGATATGATCCGTGAGATGGCGATGAGTGCTGCTGAGTTGCCCGATGAGCTGATTTTTGAAGCTCTTAAAAATGGCGAAACAGGCATCTGCTATGACGGCCAAGCCTTCTTTGATAAAGAGCATCCCGTTTATAAAAAGGTAGATCAGGAAGGTGATCCTGAGTTTGTCTCCAATATTACCGAGGATAGCGATTCTGAGAACGCATTCTATCTGCTCGATACCACTCGCCATATCAAACCGCTGATCTATCAAAACCGTGTTAGCCCTGAATTCAATGTTCAGAATGATGCGGATAAATCAGATCGTGTCTTTATGAAAGATGAATACCTCTACGGCTCCCGTGCTCGCGGTGCTGCTGGATATGGTATGTGGCAGTTTGCGCATAAAGTAAAAGCGGATCTTACCAAAGATGCCGTGTTAGATGTTCGCGCGAAGATGCGCACGATTAAGGGTGATGGTGGCCGCATTATCAATGTGAATCCTAACATCCTCCTTGTTCATCCGAACGATGAAGCGAAAGCATTGGAACTCTGCAATGCAGATGTAATCGGCGGTACAACTAACACCTTAAAAGGCTTATTAACACCGGTTGTAGCACCGTGGTTAGCCCTTTAATCCGTGGTTAACCACTCTTTAAATCGTGTTTAAACGTGGATGCCTCACCAGGAGGCATTCACAAATGGAGAGATCAAATGAGTAAAGAGACCAAAACAGCAGAAACGCAAGATCTTGCAACTTTAGAAGCAGAAAACAAAGCCCTTCAAGCAGACCAAAAGAAGCTTGAGACAGCGCTTGAAACTGAAACAAAAGCCCATGAAGCAACTAAAAAAGCGCTTGAAGTGGCAGAGAAAAAGTTACAAGAACTCGAAAGTGGCAAAACAAAAGAGGGCTTAAATATTGTCTATCTACAAACTCCGGTAGGCATTAAGGCAAGATTTAGAGCCGGCATCAAAGTCACGAACGAACGTGTCCGGCATGAAGTGAGTGATGAAGTACTTGCAGAGTTGCAGCAAGATAACGCGATTCTTATTTCACAATAATTGATAAGGAGAAGATCATGATTTCATACGCATCGATTGATGATTTAGTACGCCAATTTGGAGAGCAAGAAGCGATTGAACTTTCTGATCGTGTGCGTGATGGCGTGATCAGTAATGAAGTTCTTCAGATCGCTTTAGATGATGCAACACACGAGATTAACGGTTATCTCGGGCGATATTCATTACCGTTTAAGAAGACTCCTCCAATCTTAAAGCGGCACTGTGTGAATATCGCTCGCTTTTTCTTATGTGAAGCCTCTTATCTCATGATGAGTGAGAAGATCGTTGATGCGTATGAGCGAGCAATTCGCTTTTTAGAACGAGTGGCCAATGGATCTATTCCACTTCTGGATGATGAAACGGAACAAGTTGCAGAAGCAGATGATCTCATCATGTTCCCTAATCAGAGTCCTTCTGTCTTTAGCCGCCAAAATCGTTAGAGGAATCTTATGATTGAGCAGATTGAAAATCGGATTGTTGAACGGCTGAAGGAAGGCTTAGGCGAGATCGTTCGAGAAGTTAAATCCTACGGCGGTGAGCTTGATGGAGATGATCTCTTTAATACGATTCGTGCTATGCCCTCAATTTGGGTGACATATGCCGGCGCATCGCTTGAAGCGCGATCTACTTCAAGAAGTCGCTACTTGGAAGAGCATCGCTTTGTTACGATGATTGCCGTTCAATCAGTCAGATCAGAAGAATCAGCCCGCAAAGGCGGCGCTTATAAGTATGAGATCGGCACTTACAATCTAATTAAAGCAGTGCGTTATCTCCTCACCAATCAGACATTAGGCGGCATTGTCTATCGAGGATTAAAGCCTACCGGCATCCGTTCTCTCTTCAATCATTACATTGTGCAACGCAATGCGCTCTCTGTTTTTGCGATTGAATGGAGTGCGGTAGTTGATAACTCACAGCTTTTGGAAGATGGTGCCTATCCTGAAATTACCGATGATCCAAATCATAAGGATTACTGGTTTAACGAGTTCCGCCGTACAGCACTGATCAAACCATTCGAGGATCTGCATGAGATTAATGCCGAGATTAAAGATCCCACCTATGATCCTGACTCAGCCGCAAAAGTAGAAATGAAGCATATCACCCGTGATAGTGCGCTTCAGAACAATATCTTAGATATGTTGAAAGGAAAGAAAGATGAGTAAACCACTATTTGTAAAAGCCTCTCCCGGCTTAAAAGTCCCTTATGAAAATCGCGCCAATCGCTACATTACAGATACTGCCGTAGAAGTGCCAAATACGCTCTACTATCGCCGGCGTATCAGCGATGGCGATCTCATTGAGGTGCCAGAGCCTAAAGCAGTCCGTAAGCCAGCAACCAAAACAGAAAAAGGAGATCAGTAATGGCAAGTCCTAACGTTAGTTTTGAAACGATCCCAAGCTCAATTCGTGTTCCTGGGCGTTATATTGAGTTTAATACGAAGCTCGCAGTGCGTAACTTACCTGTGAACCCTCAACATGTACTGATTGTCGCGCCGATGCTAGATTCAGGCACACAGAAGCCCCTTGATCCTGTAATGGTCTTCTCTGATGTTGAAGCTGGCGAAAAGTTCGGTTATGGCTCCTGGGCGCATCTCATGGCACAACAAGCGATCCGTAATAACCAATATATCAATCTCTCCATCATCGGTTTACCGGATGACTCTGCCGCAGTAAAAGCAGTTGGTAAAATCGAGATCGAAGGCTCTGCAACCCGTGAAGGTCAAATTATTCTCAATATTGGGAAAGAATCGCTTAAGATTGCCGCAACCCGTAGCGAAAGCGCTAAAGAGTTGGCAGAACGTCTAACCGCTGTGATTAATGCCAATGAATCAGTCTTAGTAACAGCTGAAGCGGAAGATGCCGGCATTACATTGACTGCGAAAAATGGTGGGGAGATCGGCAATGAGATCTATCTCGATGGCGAAAGCAATGCGCCAGGCGTGACATTAAAAGTGGGTAATATGGAGAATGGCCAAGGCAATGCCGATATCTCTGAAGCATTGGCAGAAGTGGCTGGTAAACGTTACCACATCTATGTGAGTGCATTCTCTGATGATGAGAACTTAGCGCGCTTAAATGAGCATATCGAAGCGGTCTCTAATGCGATTGAAAAACGTGGTGGAATTGGTGTTGCTGGTTGGAATGGTACGCTTGCACAAGGGATCACCAAGGCAAGTAAGCTCAATTCGGGACGCATGATTTTGCAGTGGTATAAAGGCTCGAAGATGGGTAATGCTCTGATTGCTGCGGGATTTGCAGCAGTGATGGCTTCAGAAGAAGATCCCGCAAGACCTTTAAATACTTTAGAAGTAAAAGGCTTAGATATCACGCCTGAAAGTGAATGGCCAACATTTGCGGAGTTTAACAATGCGCTCTATAACGGTTTGTCACCGCTTCAAGTGGTGAATAATAGAGTTCAGATCATGCGCGCCATTACTACCTACACAAAGAACGCTACTGGAACAGATGATCCGGCGCTCTTAGATGTCACAACGATCAGAACGCTCGATTATACCCGGGATGCTTTAGATCAACGCTATGCGCTTAGATTTCCGCGCGAAAAGCTCTCTGATAAGACACCACCAAAGGTTAGATCTGAAACCCTTGATGTCTTGATGAAGCTCGAGGATCTCGAAATTCTAGAGCAAGTGGAAGAGAATAAATCACTCTTAGTCGTAGAACGTGATCTCCAAGATGCCAACCGCCTAAATCTTATCATTCCGGCAGATGTGGTAAATGGTCTACATGTTTTAGCAGCAAGAATTGATCTTTACCTCTAAACCACTCTAATCACCATAATCACTATTAACCTCGATTAAACCCTGAAAGCCTGCACGCTCGTGTGGGCTTTTTTATTGCTTAAGATACGCATATGGACAGATTAATTGACCCTAAGACCGGGGATTACTACAACGACCAACGAGTCGGAAACAGCTTAGAGAATGCTGTTTATGTTCGCCTTGAAACACCCAAGGGAACTTACTGGGCAGATGCCGAACTTGGATCATTGCTGCATACATTGCAGCGTGAAAAGAATGTGAGCCGTGTTCGCTTGTTAGCGATTCAGTATGCAGAAGAGGCACTACAACCCATCTTAGATGAGAGACGTGCAAAAACCATCGATGTAGACGCAACTCAAGCGAACGGCTCCCTTTTATTACATATCACTGTTGTCGATATCGAAGGTAAGCGCAACAGTTTTAACCACCTTGTACCAATTATCTAAGGAGAGAATATGCCGTTAATGGTGCCGAGCTTTGATGAGATCAGAGAGATGATCCTCAACGACATCACTTCTCTCGATCAAAGTGCAGCGATTCATTCAGATAGCGATAACTATATTCGCGCCTCTAGCTTAGCTGCTCTTGCAGAAGGGCTCTATGCCCATCACGCATGGATTGCACGCCAGATCTTTGCTGATAGCGCCGATAGTGAGTTTTTAGAAAAACACGCTTCAACTCGTGCAATCTATCGTAAAAATGCCGTTAAAGCGGAAGGTATCGCAACGATCACTGGGGGAAAAGGCCGGAAGATTCCGGCTGGAACAGAGATCAAAGCGAATGATTGCTACTTTCTAACGCTAAGTGATACAACGCTAGAAAGCAACCAAGCAGAACTCAAGATCAGTGCCAAAGATCCCGGCACAAAGAGCAACTTTGTAAAGGTGAATGGCATCTTAACCGCAGCACCTGCCGGCATTCGTTCAGAGTGTATCGTTAGCACCAAAGGTGGAACCGATATCGAATCAGATGGTGATCTCTTAGCTCGTTATCTTGAAATCCTAAGACGGCCACCTGCTGGCGGAAATCGCTACGACTATAAGCGATGGGCGCTAGAAGTTCCCGGCGTGACCAATGCTTATGTCTATCCGCTTAGACGTGGACTTGGAACAGTGGATATCGCTATCACATCAGGTGATGATCTACCGAGTGAATCAGTGATTAACGCTTGCCAAGCTTACATTGACGATGTAAGACCCGTAACGGCAAAACGTACTTATGTAGTTGCACCGCTCATTAAGCGCATTGATGTCGTGGTTGAAGTCCAACTCAAAGGGATCGCATTAGATGATATTACCAAGACACTCAAAAGAGTCCTGGAAGATCACTTCTCCCGTATTGCACCGGCAGAGACACTGATTATCTCCCAGATTGAGGCATTGATTAGTGACCAAGTAGGTGTCGTGGATAGAAAGCTCATTACACCAAGCAAAAACCTCACGCCAGATGCATTACTGATCGAATGGTATCGCTTAGGCACGATTACAGTGAGAGAGATGAAATGAACAAGCGTAATCATATCTACAGTGAACAAGCCTATTTAGAGCGCTTACAGAGCCTTCTACCGCCGGTATCATACGATCGAAACGGTGAGCAGATGGTGCCAACATTAACGGTTGAGGCTCGATTATTCAACCGTATCAATGCCCATGGACAAAGAGTTCTCAATGCCATTACACCACATGATTCCAATGAATTAATAGCCGACTGGGAGCGCATGCTTGGAATCCCAATAGATTTTGAAGAGAACTACCAGTTCCGCGTTAATCGAGTATTGCAGAAGCTGGCTGAGGTGGGTGGTCTATCTATTCCATACTTCATCAATCTCGCCAAAAAACTTGGGTACGAGATCACAATCATCGAAGGAGATGATTATATCTTTCGCTCTGGGGAGAATCGCGTGGGCGATAGAATTGGTCGACTAGATCAAATGTGGGTTTGGTATGTCAATGTCCAGAGCAGTTATACCGAGCAATATTACTTCCGAGCAGGTAGCGCGAGAGCTGGTGAAAGACTCTTAACAATACGAGATCCGATTATAGAAGAGATCTTTAACGATCTAAAACCCGCGCATACGCTCTGTATCTTCAACTATTCATAATCACTTAAACCCTGTTTAAACAAGGTTAAAACAAGCTTTACAAGAGGAGTAACATGAAAAAAGAGTATCCTGATATCCTCAAACTTGAGGGAGAAAAGTGGCAAAACCCCGACCCAGCCACTGGCAAGCTAGGAACAAGAGTCCCGGCAGAATGGCTTCAAACAACCGAAGACTCTCTAAAATCACTCACATTGGAGATGCTAGAAGTCTTAAAAGCCGCCGGCATCAATCCCAATAGACTTAATAACACACAAGTAAGGGATGCGATAAAAAAAATAATACTTAATAGTAGCACTTCGAAATTATCTGATCGAACAGATCAAGTCGCGACGATTAAAGTTGTGAATGATGTCAATCGATCAGCATCAACAGCGCAGAAGACAGCTAACAATGCAGATGCAAAAGCAGTTAAGGCTCAAAAAACAGCTGATAGTGCGATTAAAAATGGTGGTTATCTCGGTACGAAAGATTTAAACACATTAAATTCCGATAAGCACGCCGGTATCTATCATCAAACAGCTAACGCAAATGCGCTTGCTGAACGTCATTATCCAGTCAAACTTGCAGGAACTTTATTTGTTTTAGAATCAGCAGGTATCACTCAATTATATATTACATATAATCAAGGACAGCGAATATTCACAAGAAATAATTACGGTGGAAAATGGGATAAGTGGATTGAGTTACTAGATACATCAGATATTTTAAACAACTTAGGGACATCTACGAATAAAACAGTATCTCAAAAAGTAGTAAATGACGTTAATACGAAAGCAACTACAGCCCAAAAAACAGCTGATGGTGCATTAGTAAAAGCACAGAACTTGAAAGATTTAACCAATAAAGCAACAGCTAGAGTGAATCTAGGATTGGGTAACTCAGCAATCAGGAATATGACATCATCATTGGGTGACTCGAAAATACTTGTTGCGAGTCAAGCGTTAGTGAATAGTGTCAATTCAAAAATCAAGATAAATACAGCATCAAAAGGAAGGAATGGTTGGTGGAAATGTGGTGCGACAGGTGTGATTTATCAGTGGGGCACAGTTGATTATGAAAAATATCCAGGAGAGATAGATGTTCAAGTTAAGTTTCCGATTGCTTTTAATATACCGCTGAATGCGCAAGTAACAAGAAAATCTTTAGGAGGTCATTACGCAGATGCTTGGGCCAACTTAGTAAAAATAGATAAAACAGGGATGCTAGTTGACTTACAGCATGAAGGTGGAAGTGTTAGAGATGCTCGCGGTTTTACATGGTTCGCTATAGGCTATTAA